CCTTTATGGGAGAGTCCGTTTGGCATGCTGTATTGCTCTGGGATTGTGGGTTGCTCTGGCTCCGGCGGGAGAGTAGTCATGCTGTATTCTTCCGGCTGCCATGGCTGCGGTTGCTGGGCCGCCGCCTGCTGTTGCTCCTCCGATATTTTCGGTGGGCTGACCTCCTCGTATATGATCGCGCATCTGCAGCGCGGATGTGCCGGAGGGGTCCGCTTCTGGCCTGCGTAGAGCTCCTTGCCTTTGAAGTTGAAGTCGTTATCCATGCCTATGACTTGCCCTTCAAGCGCTCCGCATATTTCGCAGACGCGCTCGTCAGCTGCGGTGCTCCATATCTTCTTGGTGGTTCCCATCAGTCCTTGCTGCTGGGCCTGTCGGATACCTTCGTCGGCGCCCTTGTTATAAGCAAACGCCATTTCGGTTGTGGCGATGGTGTATGCTCTCTGCCGGTGCTGCCTTGCAGCGTATTTCAGCGCCGCCTCATGTGCCTTCTTCGCTGCAGTGGCCTCCTTCATAGTGGGGTTGTTCGCCAGCAGCGTTTCCTTGACGTGCTTGTAATAGTTCACGTTGGCTATGCTCTGCATCTTGTTCAGGCCGATGGTGGGACGGATGGCTCTGGCGAGTTCGTCCACGCTCCAGTCTCCGCTGAAGCTCTTATTTAGCATGGCGTTGATTGCTTCGCGCTGCTCGGTGCTGATAACGGTTACCCATTCGCTCCCGTGGTTGTTGATCCAGTTCCGCACGCCTTGCTCCATGGGGTCGAAGAATAAACCGGGGTATTTTGCCGTGACGTTCGCTGCAGCTTGGGTCATGCTGTCTATCCATAAAGGCTTGAGGGTTTCGTTGACAAATGTGGCGTAGTCATTCTGCCATGCCTGCAGCGTGGCCTCGTCTATAAAGCCGTTCAGGATCGCTTCCCGCAGTTCTTTGTATGTGATGGCGTTCTGCTGGTCGTTCCAGATCCGGGTAAGCCAGAAGGTTGGTTCTGCTTGCCCGGCCTCGATGAAACTATCCAGCATTTCGAGGACCTTCTTGCCTGCATCGGACGTCTTCTTTGCGATTCGACGTGCGCTGTGCTTATGCGTGATGCGCTTTGCTATTTTGATTGCCATTATGCATCCCTCCCCAGACGCCGTTTTGCTTCCTCAACGACGGCGGGGTCGTCATCCTCGTCCTCTTGCCGGCCCGGGTTGACGGTATTGGTAGTCTGTGTCTGCTGTCTTGAAGGTGTTATGTTCCGCTTGTTGTCGTTGTCCTCCAAGCGTTCAGGCAGGCCGCCTGCTTCTCTGACAAAGTCTTCTATTCCGTCGTCTGGTACCAGAACTCCTACTCCTGTCATGTCCTTGATGTATGATGCCAGTGCCTGAATATCTTGTCCTTCAACGTCTCCGTGTTCAAGTGTTGGGTAGTCTGTTATTCCGTTGAAGTGTTCACCGTTTAGGTCTATAAGTGCCGGGATTGCCTTGTTATTGAACGTCTCACAGATAATGTCCAGGTATGCGCCTACAGCCATGCTGAACAGCTTCGTCTTGTCGCTTGAAAGCGCGAAGCTGCCGACCGCTTGATGGCCCATCAGTACAAAATCTGCGAGAACGGTCATTGCTATGCGGGTGTCGTACCGCTCGATGATTGCGTTGGTATCAAATTGCCGCCTTCCGCCGGTGCTCAACAGCTCCAGCTTCCAGCCGTTTGGCATTGACAGTCCCTCGAGGCTGTCTCTCCGGATGTTCTGCACGACCTTGTCTGCTGCGACTCTTATCGCGGCCATGTCCGGGTCGTCATCGTCCCAGATGTTCATTCCTTCCGGGGCGGTCAAAACCGGGAAGCCCGCGAGGTCACGCTCGACGCCGATTCCTTCGATTTCCTGTATGCGCCTCTTGAAGTACCACGGCCTGTATGCGTTCCGGAGGATGCTGCGTCCTTCCGGATTGCCCTTCCTGCTCTTGGTCCTGAAAAGTAGCAGCTTCTCTATGGGTATCTCTATGAGCTGAAAGTCCGGGGGCGGAAGCTGTACCATTCCGACGAGGTTATCGTTGTTATCGTATCTCCATTCCCAGAGCGTCTCCTGCGCCCGGATCGGCAGCTTCATCCATCCGATCAGCCCATCGTTGTACTTGCTGTTCAGGCGTGGGTCGCGGCTCTTGCCGCTCCTCCGTTTGTACACGAGTTCGTGGGCGCTCCATCCGAATGTCAAAAACGACAAAATCTCGGATATGGTGTCTGTCCATGTGTCCTGCATGTCGTCCATGCACGAATAAATGAAATCGACGGCCTCCTCGTCCTTTGGAGTGGTTCCTGCAGGTTGTACGCTCCACGAGGCTTGCCGGATGAGCATCTCGATGGCGTAAAGTATCGCACCGATGACGTCGTCGTTCTCGCTCATCTCTTTGTAAACGCTTATTCCTTTCCGGCCCTGCAGCTCCTTCAGGAATTCCTCATAGAAAAAGCCGCCGTATCTTTTCTGGCCGATTCGCCCGATCTCTTTTAGGCTGTTGTTCGCCATGTGTTTTCACTCCTTCCTTTCCGCCTCTGTTGAGAGCGTTATTGTTGATAAATTGTGGATAACCTGACCGCCCGCCATCACCATTTTGGTGTTAACGGTGAAAGGTAATAGGTAGACGGTAATAGGTAATAGGTAATAGGGTACCAGCAGGGCTTGTATGGTGCTTTTCTTGTACTTGTCTGGTGCTTGCATGGTGCTTGTCTGGTGCATACGTGAAAGCCTTGACATTGCTGGGATTTTCGCGTGTCACTTTTTGAATAATGACGCTCCTGCAGGGGCTTGATGGTCCTCTGGGATCGTCATCAAAAAATCGAGATGCCGTCATTTTGGTGCTCGAAACATCAAAATCTGATTCGCTTACTGTACTCGCCTTGTGCTGGGTTGGTGCTGGCCTCATGCTTGCACCGTACTTGCATGGTGCTTGTATCATGCTTGTATGATGCTCTGCGTTTTTTTACCGCTTCCAGTAGCTCTCCTTCGTGAGGGTAGCCTGCTTTGGCGGCCCGGTTATAGCCGGTTTGTCCATCAAATAAAGTATGCCTTGCACTAAGGCGTCGACCGCGTCCTTGTAGGTTCCCTTTGGAAATATCAAAAGGTCCCGGATCAGGTCGTCTACCCATGGGTGCGTCTTCGGGTCCGGTAGGAATATGTTCCCGGCCTCGAAGTAAGGGGTCACGCTGATGGCGCGTTCCTCCTTGCTGCCTTTCGGATTGAATTCCACCATGCCGGGTATTTCCTTCTTCAACAGATCCACGATGGCGGGTCCGTTGGCCTTGTTCTCTATGACCTTCGCCCGGGCCTTCGGCCATTTGCCTGAAAGTGTCCGGACGGCTGTCACGCTCTCTGTGAAGCTCATCTTGTCGTTCACGAGGTCCTTCAGGTAGATGCCGCTGCCGTGTCTTCCCATCACGAAGCCTGCGACTTTGGCGCTGTCTTCGCTCTTGGTGAAGGCCATATCCCAGCTCTGTATGTCATGCGTGTTCGGTGCGGTAGTGTAAAAGTTCTGCAGCCATTCACGCTTGAAAATGACGCCTTCTGCTGGTGCCGGTGTCTGCTGAAACTGTCCGGCGTATTGGACGCTTCCCATTGACTTCTTAAGCCCAGCGAGGGCTTGCTTGTCGAAGCGTTCCTCGTTTAGAATGTCGCCTTCTTCCCGGATGATCTCTTTGCCGCTGATAGGGAAGTGGACGACGGTTCTTTTCTCTGCTTCCGCCGGGAGGCATAAATGCTCGTAGCCCAGCTCCTCCGATAAAATGTAACCGGTGAGGTCGTTCTCGTGGAGCCTCTGCATGATGACTATAAAGGCGCCCGTCTTCGGGTTGTTGAGCCTTGTCTGCAGGGTGTTCTTGAAGAAGTTTATTCCCGCCTGGCGCTCTGTTTCGCTGTTGGCCATGAGCGGGTTCTGGGGGTCGTCTACGATTATGACGTCGCCGCCTTCGCCGGTTACGGTTCCGCCGACGCTGGTCGAGAACATCATTCCGTGGTAGTTGTTCTTGAATTCGTTCTGCCGGTTGACGTCGTCCTTCAGGATGTAGCTGTCTCCCCAGTTGTTTTGGTACCATGGG